GCGGCCGAAACGTTAACAGCCCAACTCGCCGTTTACAACCACTTCGCCTCCTCCAATGAAAAATGCCGTTCAGGCTTAACTGAACGGCATTACCGCCGAAGCGGGCTTTGTCGCTATTCGTGAGGGGCTAAAGGCCGAGCTTTTTGAGGAAGGTGGGCAACAGTTGCGCCAGGAAGATTGCGGACACCACCCAGAGGATGATGGTTGTCTTGGCTTCGGCAATAGCGGCCTTAGTCGATTCGATGTCCGACTTGGTCGCATAGTTGGACTTCACCACTGCAATGTCGGTCTTGACTGTGGCGAGGCCGTCTTCGAGGGCTTTGATGCGGGCGTCCATGCCGCCATCATCACCGCCGCCACCATGCCCGTCAACCCCGTGCGGCCCGCTGTCGTTAGGCCTCACTACGTTAAGGTGCCGCTTAGGCGCCGCCATGCTCTTGCTCCTGGGCTTGTTTGGCCAGCCAATCGATGATGGTCTTCCGGTTGTACAGCCAGAGGTATCCACAGTTGCCGCACTCGATTGGGAGCACCTCGAATAGATACCCGGCGGCCAGCGCCATGCCATCTCGGCCATATGGGAGGCCTTGTGTGGTCTCTCCCGAGCCGTGCGTAATCAGTGCTATCTCGCTTTTTCCGCATGATGGGCACACTCCGGTGATCTCTTTTGCCTGGGCAAAGCGGTTGAAATCATCTGGACGGATATACGCCCGCTTGGTGTTGTCACTCATGGGTCACAGCCTGTTGTCGTTCCAAATCGCGCGGCCAACGATCATGGTGCGGTCGTCGGGCGGCAGCATCTTGTCGGGGTGTGTGTTCTTATCGGGGTTGTCGCTTCGCATGATCCACGCCTGGGCGCCAAGGCTGGGGTGGTAATCGCGGATCAGGCGTTTCAGGACAAGGCCGCCCTCGGGGGTGCAGATGGCGTACACCTTGCCTTCTCGTGCTGTCGTGTCTGCCGTGTTTAGCAGCACCACGCAACCATCTTGGATTGTTGGTGCCATGCTGCCGCCGGATGCGTAGATGACCCGAGCAGTCTGCTCCGTGACGCCGAAATCTTTGAGGCTCGATCGTTTGAACGCGAGGCCTCCTTTCACCACGACATGATCGACGAACCGGCTCGAGCCGCATGCGGCCTCGACGTCGAGCTGTGGCACAAGGGCAAATTCGTCATCCTTCGGTGTTCTTGACTCGGCGATCTCTGGATGTAGTGAGTCGAGATAACCGCGCTCAACGCCGGCAGCCTCCTCGATTTTCCACGCGGTTTCCTTGCGCATGCCGCGCCGCTTGCCTGTCTTGGAATCTTTGGCGCCGTCCCGCAGATTGTAGAACTGCGACAGCGACATTCCGGCGCGCTCGGCGAGTGCGGGGGCTCCGTGCCGGGCCTCCAGGCGACGAATGTTCTCTCGTCTGATCTCGTCAATATCCATCGGAGAATTACATAGCAGAACGCTAAGAAGCGATATATGCGAAACGCTATTGACCGTTGTTTTGCGTATCGCTAACATCGGGGCATTCACAGAGGGTGTGCCCATGAATCTCTCGGAGTACCTCAAGCCTCGACCGCGCGGTGCGAGGCGTGCGCTCGCCGTGGCTATTGGTGTCAATGCGCCTGATGTATCGAGTTGGTTACGGGGAAGGCGGCCGGTGCCCATCATTCATTGCGTTGCTATCGAGCGTGTCACGGATGGCGCGGTTACGCGCAAAGATCTGCGCCCTGATGACTGGCGCCTTATTTGGCCGGAACTTGAGTTCGCGCTGCCGCCAATGGTGCGTGCATCGCGCTTGGGCTGTGAGCCAGGTGGTTCATCCGCCTAGTTGCATGGCGGATTACGGCGAGCTCGCGGCTTGTGAGGCGGCGTAGGTGCTTGGGTTTTGGTTCGAACATGAATGACTCTCCCTGTGTGGTTGGCGTGAGTCTATGTGCGGGTGCAAAAGAAAAGTAGTTCACACGGGAGCCGGTTTACCGGCTTTTTCATTAGGAGGGAGCGTGAGACACCAATACTCCGACATCGATCAGCATGACGTTCTGTACAGCGTCGCCCGGGCGTATCCGGGCGGCATTGCAGCCCTGGCGCCGCGCATGGGCATGACCGCGCCGGTTCTGCGCAACAAACTGCGGCCAGGCGTCGACACCCATTACATGAGCTTCGAGCAGGTGTCGCTGCTGCTCGAACTGGTGGACGAGGCCAAGGTGGCCAACGCCAAGCTGCCGATCCGTGCATTCTGCTGGCGGCACGGTATGGTGGCGCTCGACATCGATCGCGTCAGGGCCGAGCCGCAAACTGATGCCGACTTGAACCGCGCCTATGGCAACGTGCTCAGCGAGCTCGCGGACATCAGCAAGAAGTTCGGCGAGGCTCTGGCTGACGGTCGCGTGTCGCACGAGGAGATGGACGAGCTCGAACTCGAATTCGAGCAACTGGTGGGCGCCGCCATGCGGTTCCGCGAGATGCTGCACGAGCGTGCGGCCAAGGACAGCGGGGTGCGCCGTGGCTGACACCATCGATATGGCAGCTGACCAGGCCGAGCAACAGCTCGCAGGGCAGATTGCCGCAGTTAGGCAAGCCGCGCGGGACGCGCGCAGTGTGGACGGTGTGTGCCGCAACTGCGGCGAGCTGGTTTCGCACGGCGGCGTGTTCTGCGACGCCGACTGCCGCGACGACTATGAGCGCGTGGCGCGCGCGCGGCGCATCAACGGTTGGGGCAACACATGACGGCGGCCACGCTGCAGCGATCCACGCGGCAGGTGCTCGGCCGGCGCAAGTTCAAGGCGGCGCTCGATCGCATCGAGGCTCGCCTATTCCGCGCGCGCGAGCCGTTCGCGGTGTTTGTCCGCAACGGTGAGGCACTGATGGTGCGCACGTCCACCCAGACGTTCGAGACCGAAGCGGCCCGCGCGGTGCGCCGTGGGGCGAACAGTCACCTGGTGGGCGTCTACGACGCGCGCGCGACGATGGAGGGCGTGCGCGCTGACCTGGAGTGCTTCTGCCGATGAAGAAGAACTTCTTCAAGGACGTCGCGGCGGCGGCGCTGGCACAGGCGAGCATGCTCGTGCCCTCATGGCTGCCGGAGGGGCGGCGCGAGGGGCCGGAGTGGGTCGCGCTCAACCCCAATCGCACGGACAACCAGCGGGGCTCGTTCAAGGTCAACCTGCAAACCGGCCGGTGGTCGGACTTCGCTGCTGACGGCGTCGCCGGTGGCGACCTGATCTCGCTGTACGCGTACCTGCAGGCGATGGAGCAGGGCGAGGCGTGCAAGGAGCTGGCTCAGCGCCTAGGCATCACGATCACGCCGCGCGACGATGCGCGCGCGAGCGGGGCTTCCGAGGCCGCGCCAGCCAAGCAGCAGCGCAAGTCCGATTGGGCGCCGGTGGTGCCGGTGCCGGCCGGGATCGTCTCCGCGCCTGGCCGGCATTTCCACCGCGGCGAACCGGAGATGCGCTGGGCATACTGCAACGCAGCGGGCGAGCTGCTGGGCTACGTGTACCGCTTCCGGACGAGCGATGGAGGAAAGGAGGTGCTGCCGCTGGTGTTCGCGCAGCACGGCGTCACCGGTGAGCGGAAGTGGCATTGGATGCAGTGGTCTGAGCCGCGCCCGCTGTATTGGCCGCAATTCGATCGCAAGCCCGTTGTGCCGGCCCGGCCTGACAAGCTGGTGCTCGTCGTCGAGGGTGAGAAGTGCGCGGATGCCGCGTATCTGGCGCTGGCGGAGCGCGCCGACGTGTGCACGTGGTCCGGTGGCAGCAAGGCCGTCGACAAAGCGGACTGGAGCGATCTGGCGGGCCGCAAGGTGCTCATCTGGCCGGATTGCGACGCCAAGCGCGAGCCGTTGAGCCGCGACGAGAAAGAGCGGGGCGTGGATGCCGACAGCAAGCCGTTGCTGCCGGAGCACAAGCAGCCCGGCATGGTGGCTGCGCAGCGGATTGCTGTGGTCCTGGCCGGCCTGGGTTGCGATGTGCAGATCGTCGACATACCGTCGCCTGGCGAACGGCCTGACGGCTGGGACGTTGCCGATGCCGTGGGCGACGGGATGTCACCTGACCAGGTGTGGGAGTTCGTTCAGCGCACGCGCAAGCCTGCTGCGGCCGATGCCGAACAGTCGGCGACCCCTCGTAAGGCTGGCGCGGGCAGGGCGCGGAATCGCAGCTATGAGCCGGACTGGCGCGACGAGCTGATCCGCAAGCCGCGGGGCGGTTTCGAGGACTGCTACCAGAACGTCTACCTGGTGCTGAAGCATCACCCCGAATGGGCGGGCGTCATCGCCTACGACGAGTTCGCCGGCCGCGCGGTCAAGCGACGCGCCACGCCGTGCGGTACCGAGCCGGGCGAATGGGATGCCTACGACGATCAGCGTTTCGGCCTGTGGCTGGCTCGCGAAATGGACATCGTCATCAAGGGCGACGGCCCGGTCGCGGCCGGCGTGTCCATGGTGGCGCGGGAGCATCGCTTCCACCCGGTGCAGGACTACCTGCGGGCGCTGCGGTGGGATGGTGTCGACCGGCTCGACTACTGGCTTGAAGAGTGCATGGAGGCCCGGCCGGTGGTGGTCGGGACCGAGTACCTGCGTGTCGCCGGCCGCAAGGCGCTGATCGGGGCTGTTGCGCGCGCGTTGGAGCCGGGCTGTAAGCTCGACAACATGCTGATCCTCGAGGGCGGCCAGGGGCGCGGCAAGTCGACCGCGATCCGCATCCTCGGGGGCGAGTGGTTTTCTGACACGCAGCTGGATCTCACGAGCAAGGATTCGTACATGGCCCTCAAGGGCGTGTGGTTCTACGAGATCGGGGAGATGGACTCCTTCAACCGGGCGGACACAACGCGGGTCAAGGGATTCGTCTCGTCCGCTGTGGACCGGTTCCGTGAGCCGTATCAGCGTCGGGAGATCGTTCAGCCGCGCCAGCAGATGTTCATCGGTACGACCAACCAGAGCGAATATTTCAAGGACACCACGGGCAACCGGCGCTTCTGGCCTGTGCGTGTCGACGGCATGGTCGACCTGAACCGCCTGCGGGAGTGGCGCGATCAGTTGTTCGCGGAGGCCGTGCACCGGTTCGAGGCCGGTGAGATCTGGCATCCCACGCGGGAGGAGCAGGATCGCCTGTTCAAGCCGGAGCAGGACTTCCGCGAGGTGCCCGATCCGTGGCTACCGATAGTGTCGCGCTGGCTCTCCTCTGTTGAGCAACGTCTTTGTTCTGAATTCTATCTCGAAGACATCTTGACGAAAGCGCTGGCGATTGCTCCGGACCGGCTTGGCCCGGCTCGCCAGGAGGCCATGCGGGTTGCTGCGATCATGGCTCGTTTGGGCTTCGAGAAGCATCGTCGACAGCGAGACGGCACTCGGTCATACTATTACGCTCGCGTGGAAGATTCAGCGCGGGCGGCAGCGGATGAGAGGGGCGATGATTCTCCGCTCTGATCTGCGCTCGGAGACGTCTTGGGTGCAGCAGTATTGCTGCATCCAGGGCCGTTGCGTCAATGCCTCCAGGGATGGGGCGCGTGTTTGGCAGTCAGGCGGGGAGCTTGGCAGTGCGAGTGCGCGTGCCCGAAAAGGAGCAATTTCGCATCGGATTTGTTGTCTGCTTCGGTGCCCTGCCCAACCTGCCCAACCTATCAAACAAGGTTGGGCAGCAAGGTTAGGCAGCCGCAAACCTAGTAATGGCGCGGGTTTACGAGGTGTTTGCCTAACCTCCCAACCAAAAGTGCTCAACCCGCTCGCATATGCGCGAGGGCGTGAGCGCGAGCGTGCCTGCGCGGACGCGTACGCGAGAAAACTGGTTGGGCAGGTTGGGTGGTTAGTCAAACTCAAGCCACACAAGGCTTTGCAGTGCCCAACCTTACTGCCCAACCATGCCGTGAAGGGTTGGGTACTACTGCTGTCGCGTAGCGTCTGGGTTTTGAGAAGTCCGCATCGGGAGGTTGGCAATGCGCAGCGCTGCTGCAGCCACGTTCGTCTTGTCGTCACATCCAGGGATGGGGCGTTGGAAGGGGTGTTCGGCGGGGAGCCGTCCAACCTCGACCAACCTACCCGAAAAGGTTGGACGGCGAGGTTGGACGGCTGCAAACGCAGTGTTGGCGCGGGTTCGCGGGAAATCCGTCCAACCTCCCAACCAAAAACGCCAAACTCTCACGTATGTGTGCGAGGGCGCGAGCGCGAGCACGCCCGTGCGCACGCGCACACGAAAAAACAGGTTGGACAGGTTAGGAGGTTAGACGGAGTCAAGCCAGATAAGGCTTTGCGGCCGTCCAACCTGCCGTCCAACCTCGCAAGGGGTTGGTGATGCGCTGCCGATGCCCTTCCTGCAGCGCTTCGCCAGCGCCTTCCTACACCGAGACGTACCGCCTAGAGTGCGAGGCGCGCTACGTCTGCTCCCTTCCTGACAAACCGACCCGTCATGGGTACCTCGACATCGTTGAGCGTCGCCGCGGCCTGGCCGCTCGCGAGGCGTTGGCGCGCGAGGTGATTCGCCAATGGCAAAGGATTCCGACATGACCGCCGCCCGCCGCGCCGCGCCCGCCCGTACCGATTGGATTGTCGAGCGCCTCGAATCGTGGGGGCGCTGGCAGCAGATCGGGTCGAACCCATACCACTCGGCCAGCAGCCTGCTCATCGATCCCGATCACCAGGGGCCGCTGCGCGCCTACACCCCTGTGCTGCCGGTCGAGTGCGAGCAGACGCACGAGGCGGTCATGAAGCAACCGCGCCAACTGCAAGAGGTCGCTGCGGCGCTGTACGTGCGCGATTGGGACAGGCCGTCCCTGGCCCGGCACCTCGGCGTGACGGTGCGGCACGTCGGCAGACTGCACGAAATGCTGCGAAATGGAGTGCTGTTTTGCCTTGAGAATCAGAGGGTTAAAGCACCACCCCTTCAGGTAGTGATGAAAACGCGTCCGTGATGGGGTACATTTCCGCCACGCTCAGCGCTTCGTGTGTGCAGAGTGAATAGACAAGCCCGATTCGGTTCAAGCCGGTCGGGCTTTTGCTTTTGGGGATCGGCATGCTTGCGTTCAGCGTCAAACACAACATCGCAGACGTGCAGCGCACGCTGAGCAAGGCCGCGAAGCAGCAACTTCCATTCGCCATCGCCAAGGGCCTGACGCAAACGGCGAAGGCGACGCAAGACAAGCTCACGAGCGCACTGCCTCGCCAGCTCGACAAGCCGACGCCGTTCACCATGCGTGCGTTCGGGGCGACGGCGGCGACCAAGCAGCGCCAGCTGGCTACCGTGTTCATCAAGCCCGATCAGTGGAAGTACCTCAAGTACCAGGTCGAGGGCGGTGTGCGAAGGCCGGCGAAGCGAGCCGTGATCGTGCCCGAGAGCATGCGGCTCAACCAGTACGGCAACATGCCCAAGGGGGCTCTGCGGAAGCTGCTGGCCAAGGCCGGCGTGTTCAGTGGAACTGTCGACGGCGTCGCAGGCATCTGGCAACGCAAGGGCGGCCGGGTCGTGCTGCTGGTGAAGTATGCGGACAAGGTTGTCTACAAGCGCCGCTTCCCCTTCGCAGACATCGGTGGGCGGTCGGTGGCTGCGGCGTTCGGCCCGATCTTCAACCAAGCCCTGGCCGACGCCCTGGCGACGATGCGGTAGGCGCGGGCGCCCGCCGGTCGGACGGCGGGGGCGGCGTGCACCGCCAAGGTGCAGGGCGGGCGGCCCCCGGGTCCTTCCCGGCCTTCAGGATCGCGGGTAATTCGCGCCCCGATCGATTCCTACTCACGAGTTTTTTCCTAGGGGGTTATACCGTGGCTGTGGCATTGGAAGACGCCGACGCCGTGGTCTCCCAGAGCAGGTTTGCAGAGCTGGTCGGTATCTCACAGCCGGCCGTGAGCGATCTCATCGGCCGCGGCACGCTATCGCGCGGTGCCACGCTCGGCACCTGGCTGCTGGAGTACTGCGGCAACCTGCGCGAGCAGGCGGCCGGCCGCGCGTCGGCCGGCGACCTCGACCTGATCCAAGAGCGCGCCGCGCTCGCGCGTGAGCAGCGCATCAAGATCGAGATGGTGAACGCGCAGACGCGCAAGCAACTGGCGCCGGTCGCGCTGCTGGAGAAGGTGCTGGCCAAGGTCGGCCGGCAGATTGCGACCAAGCTGGAAGCGGTTCCGGTGCAGATCAAGCGCCGCTCCACCAATCTGACGGCCGAAGACATCGACCTCATCACCGAGGAGATCACCAAGGCGCGCAACCTGGCTGCGGCCATCACACTGGACGAGCTCGACGATGGACCTGTCGGAGATTCAGAGGGCGATTTCGAGGGGCCTTAACGCGCTGGCGGCGCCGCCGCCAATGCAGCTATCGCGCTGGGCTGCCGATCACTTCTACCTGTCGGCCGAGTCGAGCTACGTCGAGCAGCGCTGGGAGGCCTATCCGTACCAGATCGCGATCCTCGATGCGATGTCGCACGACGACATCCGCGAGGTGGTGTTCATCAAGTCGGCGCGCGTCGGTTACACCAAGATGATCCTGGCGGCGATGGGCTACTTCGCCCACCACAAGCGCCGCAATCAGTGCGTATGGCAGCCGACCGACGACGATTCGGACGAGTTCGTCAAAACCGAGCTGGAGCCGATGCTCCGGGACGTGGCGGCGATGGCGGAGGTGTTCCCCGCCTTCATGCAGCGGAGCAAGGACAACACGCTGAGACAGAAGGTGTTCCTCGGCTCAACGCTGCATATGCGCGGCGGCAAGGCGGCGAAGAACTACCGCAGGCTGTCGGTCGATGTCGGGTTTCTCGACGAGCTCGATGGTTTCGATATCGACGTCGAGAAGGAAGGTTCGCCGCCGGTGCTGGCCGCCAAGCGCGTGGAAGGGGCCACCTTCCCGAAAATGATCTACGGCAGCACGCCGAAGCTCAAAGGCTTCTCGCTGGTCGAGGGGCGCGCGGATCAGGCCGAGAAGAAATGCAGTTTCCACGTGCCGTGTCCGCATTGCAGTACCGAGCACGTGATGCGCTGGGGCGGCAAGGACAAGGCGTACGGCTTCAAGTGGAGCGGCGACGATCCGGAGACCGTGCAGCACATCTGTCCGTCGTGCGGCGTTGCTTACAGCCAGTCCGACTACCTGACGGTGTGGACGCTTGGCCGCTGGATTGCCGACGACGGTACATGGATCGACCACGCGGGGCGGTTCCGCAACGCGGCCGGCCAGCCCGTGCGTGCGCCCTTGTCGGTCGCGTTCTGGATCTGGACCGCGTACAGCCCGATGACGCCCTGGGCGCAGATCGTGCGGGAGTTTCGCTCGGCCTGGGCCAAGGCGAAGAAAGGCGATAAGTCGGAGCTCAAGACCTTCGTGAACACCACGCTCGGCGAGACGTGGGAGGAGGACGTCGAGAAGACGGAGCACGAGCTGCTGCAGGCGCGCGCCGAACCCTACGCGCTGCGCACCTTGCCCATGGGCGTGCTGGTGCTGACCGCAGGTGTCGACGTGCAGGACGACCGGTTCGAGATCGTCGTGTGGGGTTGGGGTGAGGGCGAGGAATCGTGGGTGATCGACCACGTTGCGCTGCAGGTCAATCCGGCGGCCGACGACGCATGGAAGACGCTCGACGCCTACCTGAAAACCACCTTTCGGCACGCCGGCGGGCAGATGCTCGGCATCGAGGCGGTCGCCATCGACACGCAAGGCCACTACACGCACCAGGTCTACAACTGGGTGCGCCACAAGGACGGCCGGCGCGTCTTCGGCGTGCGCGGCGACCCGGCAGCGGGCAAGCCGATCAAGAGCAAGGCGTCGCGGCAGGACGTGAACCACAAGGGCACCGTGATCAAGCGCGGCGTGAAGCTGTGGCACGTGGGCACTGACACGGCGAAGGATCTGCTGTTCGGCCGGCTGAAGCTGACCGAGGCTGGTCCGGGCTGCGTGCATTTCTCGACCGGGCTGGAGGAGAAGTTCTACCTGCAGCTGACCGCCGAGGTGCGCATCGTGCAGCGCGGCCCGCGCGGCGATGAATTCCGCTGGATCAAGCGCCGCCCGCGTAACGAGGCGCTCGACTGCACGGTGTACGCGATGTTTGCGGCGTACGCGCTGGACCTGCACCGCTACACCAAGCCGATGTGGGACCAACTGCGCGACCGGGTCGCGCCGCGGCAGGGCGATCTGCTGGGCGGGCCACCGCTCGAGGAGCCTGTCGCCGTGGAGGTGGTGCTCGATCCGGTGCAAGAAGACGAGGAACCCGCTGCGGCCGAGCCGCAGGCGGAGCACGACGACAACTGGCTGGGCGACACCGACGGGTGGCTCAGCCGCTGACAAGGCTGAGCAATGGCATTCACCCTCACACAACTGGCGGCGCTGGAGGCTGCCATCGCTTCGGGCGAGCTGTCGGTGCAGTACGACGGCAAAAAGGTCGAGTACCGCAGCATCGGCGACCTGCGCGCGGCGTACAACATGGTGCGCGGCGCGCTGATCGCCTCGGGCCAGCTGCAGGAGCTGGCCAACACGAACCGCGGCCCGGCCTCGCTGGCGGTGTTCTCCCGGGACTGACATGAACTGGATCGACCGATTCGTCAGTTTCGTGTCGCCCGTCGAGGGCGTCCGGCGCGCCCAGGCGCGCATGGCACTGGACACTGTGCGCGCCTACGATGCGGCCAAGGTCGGCCGGCGCACGGACGGCTGGGTCGCGGGCGGCGGGAGCGCAAACGCCGAGATCGCGCCGGCGCTGCACCGCGTGCGGCAGCGTTGCCGCGACGTCGTGCGCAACAACGAGTATGCGGCGAGCGCCCTCGACAAGCTGGTCACCAACACGGTCGGCACCGGTTTCGCGGCCAAGGCGTCCAATCAAGCCTTGTGGGACAGCTGGTGCGACTACTGCGACGCCGATGGTCAGCTGGATTTCGCGGGCCTGATCGAGCTGGCGCACCGGTCGCGCCGCGAGAGCGGCGAGGTGCTGATCCGCTTTCGCGTGCGCCGGCCCGAAGACGGCTACGAGGTGCCGCTGCAACTGCAGGTGCTGGAGGCCGATCACCTCGACACCAGCCGCATGGGGCCGCTGCCGAACGGCAATTTCGCGATCGCGGGCGTCGAGTTTGACCAGATCGGCACGCGCGTCGCGTACTGGCTGTTTCCGCAGCACCCGGGCGAGATCGCTGGCTACCGGCTCAAGACGTTGCAGAGCGTGCGCGTGCCGGCCAGCGAGGTGCTGCACTACTACCGCAAGCGCCGGCCTGGTCAGGTGCGCGGCATTCCCGAGTTTGGCGTCTCGCTGCTGCGCCTGCGCGACCTGGCCGACTACGAGCAGGCCGAGCTGGTGCGCAAGAAGATCGAGGCGTGCTTTGTTGCCTTCGTGCGCACGGACAGCCCGACGCAGCAGCTGGGTGAGGCCAAGGCCGTGAACGCCCAGCGCCAGGAGCGCGTCGCGCCCGGCATGATCAAGTACCTGTCGGACGCGGAGGGGGTCGAGTTCGGCGCGCCGGCGGCGTCCGGCGGCTATGGCGAGTACACCAAGACGCAGCTGCACGCCATTGCCGTCGGTGGCGGCACCACGTACGAGCAGATGACGGGCGACCTGTCGCAGGTGAATTTCAGCAGCATGCGGGCCGGCCTGGTCGAGTTTCGCCAGATGGTGCAGGCCGAGCAGTGGCTCGCGTTGGCGCCGATGGTGCTGCGGCCGGTCGCGCAGCGCTTCCAGGTGACGGCGCGCCTGGCGGGCAAGCAGCGCGAAGCGATCAAGCCGTTCGTCTGGACCGCGCCAAGGCTGCAATGGGTGGATCCGCTCAAAGACGTGATGGCGACCAAGGAAGCACTGCGCGGCACGCTGATGAGCTTGTCGGAGGCCATTCGCGAGCGCGGCGACGACCCGGACCGGGTTTTCGCGGAGATTCGCAAGGAGCGCGAGCAACTGCGCGCCATGGGCATCCTGAGCGATGCCGACCCGGCCGTGTCTGAACGCCTGATCGACGCCGCCACCGTCGCCGACCTGACTGCGCAGTAACCGCGGTCAGCCTGCCATCTCGCCCCGCCAGGTGCACGCCTGCGCGGGGCTTTGTCTTTCTGGATCAAGCCAATGCCTGTGCTTCAAGAAGCCGCGCCGCGCCGCGAACAGCGCGACATGCCGCTGGCGAGCCGCTCTGCCGCCGTGCGAACGGTCAATACCGACAGCCGGACCGTCGATCTTGTCTGGACGACCGGCGCGCGCGTGCTGCGCTACGACTGGTGGAACGACCGTCCCTATCTGGAGGAACTGAGCCTGGATCCCGCGCACGTGCGCATGGGCCGGCTGCAATCCGGCGCGGCGAATCTGCTGAACACCCATTCGAGCTCGGACGTGAGCGACGTGCTCGGCGTGGTCACCGGCGCGCAGCTGGACGGCGGCGCCGGCACGGCGACGGTGCGTTTCAGCCAGCGCCCGGACGTGCAGCCCGTGTTTCAGGACGTGGTCGACGGGATCGTGCGCAGCGTCTCGGTCGGCTACGCCATCTACAAGGTCGAGCGCATCGCACCGGCCGTCGACGGCGATCCGTGGATCTACCGCGTCATCGACTGGGAACCCTACGAACTGTCCCTGGTGGCGGTGCCGGCCGACCCGGGGGCAACCACGCGCGCGGACCCGTCAGCTGGGCCGCGCGCCTCCGGCATCCAGCAGCGCACGTTCGCGTGCGAGTTCATCGAGCAGTCCAACCCGCCGGCAGCCGCCGGCATCCGTACGAGAGAGGAAAACACCATGCCTGGTGAAACGACCACCCAGCCGGCGGCGCAGACCCCTGTGTCGGCTCCGGCCCAAACGACCGCGCCGGCGGTGGACGAGCGCGCGCTGCAGGCTGCGCGCGAGGAGGGCGCCCGCCTCGAAGGCGAGCGCCAGTCCGGCATCCGCGAAGCCGTCCGCCTGGGCGGCCTGGAGCCGACGTTCGCCGACCAACTGATCGGCGAACGCTCGATGACGGCCGACGCCGCAGGCCTGGCGGTGCTGCGCGAGCAGGCCAGGCGCTCGGCCGCCACGCCGACGCGTTCGGCGCTCGGCATCGAGACGGTGAGCGACGAGACCGAGACCCGCCGCCAGGCCATGGGCGATGCGCTGCGCCTGCGCGCCAATCCGGGCGTCAGGCTGGACGCAGAGCGCGCCGGGGCCGCGCGCCAGTATCGCGGCATGAGCCTGATGGACATGGCGCGCGAGGCGATCGAGCAGGCCGGCGGCAATGTGCGTGGGCTGAGCAAGCGCGAAATGGCCGTAATGGCGCTGAACCTCGACCGCGATATGCAGGTGCGCGGCGGGATGCAGAGCACCAGCGATTTCCCCGAGATCCTGGCGAACACGATCGGCCGCACCCTGCGCACGGCCTACGAACAACAGCCGTGCACGTTCCAGCCGTTCTGCCGCCAAGCGACTGCGCCGGACTTCAAGCAGATTGCGCGCACGCAGCTGTCGGAATCGTCGGCCTTCCAGAAGGTCAATGAGGGCGGCGAGTACAAGCTGCTGACGTTCGGCGACACCGCCGAGAAGTACAGCCTGGCCAAGTATGGCGGCATCGTTGCCATCACCTGGGAAACGCTGATCAATGACGACCTGTCGGCATTCGATCGCGTGCCGCTCGCCCTGGCGGCCGAAGCGGCGGCCATCGAGGGCGACGTCGTCTACGGCATCCTGCTGGGCAACCCGAACATGGCCGACGGCACCGCGCTGTTCGATGCCGGGCACGGCAACCTGGCCGGCGCCGGCACGGTGATCAGCGAAGCCAGCCTGTCGGCCGGCCGCGCGGCAATGCTCAAGCAGAAGGGGCCGAAGGGCCGCGTGCTGAATATCCGCCCGAGTTACCTGGTCGTCGGCCCGGACAAGGAATACGAGGCGAACAAATACACCTCGGCCAACTTCGTTGCGGCCAAGGCGATCGACATCAACCCGGCATACAACACGTCGCTGGAGGTGATCGTCGAGGCGCGCATCACCGGCAACAAGTGGCACCTCGCCGCCGCCCCGGGCATGGTCGACACGATCGAATACGCCTATCTGGAAGGCGAGGAGGGCCTCTTCACCGAGACCCGCCGCGGCTTCGAGGTCGACGGCCTGCAGATCAAGGCGCGCCACGTCTTCGCCGCCAAGGCGATCGACTGGCGCGGCCTGTACCAGAACCCGGGCGCGTAAGCGGCCGGCCGTAGCAGCCTCCTCCCGACAACGGGCGCCCGAGCGGCGCCCGTTGTGCTTTCCAGCCTTCAAGGATCACAGCCATGAAAAACTACATTCAGCAGGGCGACACCCTGACGCTGACCGCGCCGTACGCCGTCAATGCCGGCGATGCGGTGCTGGTGGGCAAGATTTTCGGCGTGGCGATTGCCAGTATCGCCGCCGGCGCCGACGGCGAGTTCGTTACCGAGGGCGTGTTCGATCTGCCCGCGCTCGGCACCGACACGCCGGCCCAGGGCGCCGTGCTGTACTGGGACAGCACCAACAAGCGCCTGACCACCACCGCCACCAGCAACACCCGCGTCGGCGTCGCCACGGCGGCCAAGGCCGCAGGCGGCACCGCCGTGCGGATCAAGCTCGACGAGACGGTGGCCTGATGGCGTTCGATACCGACCGTTTCTGGCCTGCGTTCCAGCGGGCCGGCATGCTCAAGACCGTGCATGTCGTCAGCCCGGCCGGCGCTCCGGACTTTGATGGTCGGATCGAGACGCCGACCGGCCTGTTCGCCGACGGCATGGTGCAGGTCGGCGACGTCACGCTCGAGTATCCGAGCGCGACGCCGGTCAACCTGGCGCACGGCAGCGTGCTCGTGTGTGGCGGCAGCACCTACAAGGTCATGGCGCAGCCGGAGCGAGTGCAGGACGGCTGGCTCTGTCGCGTCAAGCTCAAGGAAATCAAGGCATGACGACACCGACCAGCCGCAAGGCCATTCGGCACGCCGTGCGGGATCTGCTCGACGCGCAACCGGTGCTGCGGGGGCGCGTGTACGCCTCGCGCAACTACCCGGTCAACGGCGCCGATCTGCCGGTCGTGCTCGTGTACACCGAGCGCGACGCGGGCGAGGAGGTCACCGACACGATCACGCAGCGCACGATCGACTTGGTCGTGCGCGTGTGTGTGCGTGGCGATGCCGACGAGGCGGCCGACGACGAGCTTGACGACCTGTGCGACCTGGTGGAGGCGGCGGTTCAGGCGGCGATGTTTGGCTGGCTGGCTCCCCAACCGCTGCTGGCTCAACTGGCCGAGGACGTCGCCTACCGCGACACCGCGCTCAGCTACCGGGGCGAAGACGGCCGGCAGGACATCCTGGCGGCCGAGATCACCTTCGGCGTGCGCTACGCCAGCGTGCCGAGCGGCAATTTCGACGATCTCGGCCTCGTCTCCACGGCCTTCGACATGGCCAGTCCTCGCAATGACCCGCCGCTGCCGGCCAGCCCGGATGGGCAGATCGACGCGCGCGCGGATATCGCTTTCAACCAATAGCCCTCCACAGGGAGCACCTCATGCAAAGCATCACCGTCAAGCCCGTAGCCGGGCGGCTGGTGCGCGACCCCGTCACGGGGCGCGAGATCACCGGGCCGACCCCGGTCGACGGCGACGATCCGTTCTGGATCCGGCGCCTCGCCGATGGCGACGTGCAGGAAGACACGGGCGCGGATACCAACAACCTGCCGGCCTCGGTCGACGTCGCGCATGACGCCACCGCCGCCACCGGCCATGCCGAGGAGCAGTAATGGGCGCGATCAGCTTCAATCAGATCCCGGTCAACCTGCTGACGCCGGGCCAATACGTCGAATTCGACAACAGCAAGGCGGTGTCGGGCCTGGTGGTGATGCCCAACCGCATCCTCCTCATCGCCCAGATGCTGGCCAGCGGGACGGCCGCGGCGAACGTGCCGTTCCAGGCTGACAATCTGGTGGGCGTGCAGAACCGCTGCGGGCGTGGCTCGCATGCGGCGCTGATGTTCGAGGCGGAACTGCGCGTCACCGACACGATCGAGACGTGGATCCTGCCGCTCGCGGATGCGGCTGGCGGGGTGGCGTCCACCGGCACGATCGCCTTGGGCGGCACACCGACGGCTGCCGGTACGCTGAACCTGTATATCGCGGGCGACCGCGTGCAGGTGGCGGTCAGCGCGACCGATACGCCGGCCACGGTGGCGACGGCTCTGGCGGCGGCGGTCAACGCCAGTCCGGACCTGCCGGTCACTGCCGCATCGGCTGCGGGCACCGTGACGCTGACCGCGCGCAATAAGGGGTCGCTCGGCAATGACATCGATCTGCGGGTCAACTACTACCCGCTGTCGGAAGCGACACCGGGCGGGCTGACCGTGACCATCACGGCGATGGCCGGTGGCTCGGGTGACCCGTCGATCGCGGCCGGCCTGGCGGCTATCGGCGAAACGCAGTTCAACACCGTGCTGATGGGGCTGTCCGATGGCGCCAACATGGCGTTGATCGAGACCGAGCTCGACGCGCGTTGGGGGCCACTGCGCCAGAGCGACGGGCGAGTGCATACGGCGGTGCGCGGCACGGTCGGCTCGTTGAACACGTACGCGAATGCGCGCAACAGCCCGCATGCGGTGGCCTGGTCGGTCGAGCAAGGCGGTTCGCCGTCGCCGGTCTGGGAGCACGCCGCGATCTGGGGCACGATCTGCGCCTACTACCTGGGCAGTATCGACCCGGCCCGGCCCGTGCAGACGCTGGTCGGCACCGGGTTGCTGCCGGCCTCGCCGGAAAAGCGGTTCACCCGGGCGGAGCGCAACAACCTGCTGTCGTATGGGCTGGCGACGTACATCGCCAACCCGGGCGGCGAGCTGGCGGCCGAGCGCGCCGTCACGACGTACACGCAGAACGCGAGCGGCATCGTGGATCCCAGCTACCGGGATGCGGAGACGATGTACACGCTCAGCTACCTGCGCTACAGCGTGCGCGCCCGGATCGCTCAGAAATTCCCGCGTCACAAGCTGGCCAACGACGGAACGGTGTTCGATGCCGGCCAGGCTGTGGCCACACCCAGCATGATCCGCGCCGAGCTGATCGCGCTGTTCCGGGACTGGGAGGAGGCCGGCCTGGTCGAAGACTTCGACCAATTCAAGGCTGACCTGCAGGTCGCGCGCAGTAGCACCGACGTCAACCGCGTCGACGTGCGGATCCCGCCGAACCTGATCAATCAGTTCCGCGTCTTTGCGGCGCAGATCCAGTTCCGCCTGTAACACGACGCGCGGGGCATTCGCCTCGCGCGATCCTTCGAGGACAACGATATGAGCAAACAAGTCATGGGGCGCGCGTACATCACCGTCGATGCGCAGCGCCTCGCATCCGTGCCCGGCACGGCCAAGCTGGATACCGGCGGCGTCGAACGGACGGCGCGCGTGTCGGACGCTGGAATCGTTTATTTCACCGAGAGCCCCAAGCAGGCCGAGCTCGAGTGCGACATCCTGATCACTGCCGACACCAACATCCTGGCCCTGAACAACACGACCGATGCGGTGGTGCTGTTCGAGGCGGACTCGGGCCAGAAATACATGGTCCGCAATGGCGCGGTGGCGACGCCTCTGAATCCGCAGGCGGGCGAAGGCAAGGCCTCGCTCAAGATGTTCGGCGCACCGGCGGAGGATGTCTGATGGCTGCGATCACTTCCCTGAAGGTCGAGCTGAGCGAGCCGCTCAAGCTCGCGGGCGGCGCCGAGCTGGCCGAGCTGACACTGCAACTGCCGAAGGCGCGGCACCTGCGCACGATGAAGGTCTCCGGCAAGCCGGACATGGGGATGATCCTCGACCTGGCGGCCGAGCTGGCCGGGCTCACCCCCGCCGAGATCGACGAAATCTGCGCCGCGGACGCCATGGAGGTCGTCGGCGTGCTGAGCCCTTTCTTGGTCAAAGACGGTGGGACGACGCAGTCGCCCTCATCGCCTACACCTTCCACTTTCCCCCAGAGTCCATCTGGGACATGACGGCAGCAGATCTCGACTTCTGGTGCGGTAAGGCCGAGGAGATCTACAGGGCGCAAGCCAATGCCAGGAGTTGAGAGCCATGGGCAACAGCAACAAGGCCGAGATCGTCATCACCGCGCTGGACAAGGCCAGCGCGGTTTTGACGCGGATCGGTGAGAAATTCGACAGCATTACCAAGCCAGTCGGTCGCGTGCATGAGGCGGTCAGCAAGTTTTCGGACTCGACCGGCTTCGGCAAGATGCAGAGCGCGGTCGGCGGCCTGACCGAAAAGCTCAAGGGTCTGGCCACCGCCTCGGTGGGCCTGGGTGTCGGCTACAGCGTCGCGCTGGGCGGCATGGTCGCGATGGCGCACAAGGCGGCCGAAGCGATCGACCAGGTCGGCGATCTGGCCTCGCGCTACGGTGTCGCCACGCAGGATATCCAGGTGTTCGGCGGCTTCGTTGAGGAGGCGGGCGGCAGCGTGGAGGACGCCTCCAAGGCGATCGGCAAGCTCAACAAGAACATGAGCCTGGCGCGCGCCGGCAGCAAGGAAATGCAGGCGGCGTTCGCAACCGCCAACATCACCCTGCAGGATCTGCGCACCAAGACGCCGGCGGAGGTGCTGTTCAAGATGGCCGAGGCCGCGAAGGCGTCGCAGAAGGAAGGCGCGAAGCTGGCCACGCTGGAGGCGCTGATGGGCAAGAGCGGTTCGATCATGCTCGATACCCTCAACAAGGGAGGCAACGAGCTGCGAGAGCGCTACCAGCAGATGACGGCCGACGGCGCGCTGTACACCGCCGAGCAGATCGCGCAGGCGGACGCCTTCGACAAGTCCTGGCGGCGCATGTCGCGCACGGTCGAGAGCGTTCGCAATTCCATGGGCATGAAGCTGGCCAACGCGATTCAGCCGCTGGTCGATCGGATGCAGGCCTGGGTGGTGGCCAACCGCGCCATGCTGGAATCGAAGGTGGACAAGTTCGCCGCGGCGCTGCCCGGCGTGCTGACCGATGTGCTCGATGTCTTCCAGGCGCTGTGGGGCATCGCCCTGAAGCTGGGCGGCGCGTTCAAGGCGCTGAAAGAGGCGATCGGGCCGACCAACGCCGTGTTGGCCGTGCTGGCGCCGATCCTCGCCCCCGTGGTGCTGGCGGTGGGGCAGGTGGTGTTTGCCTTCGGCCGCTTCGCGTGGATCCTCGGCAACGGCCTGTTCATGATGCTGCCCAAGCTGATCGGCCTGATCCGGCTGGTGGGCGTGGCGTTCATGAGCAACCCGATCCTGCTGGCGATCGGCCTGATCGCCGCCGGCGCCTATCTGCTGTGGCGGAACTGGGACACGGTGGTGGGCTGGCTCAAGGCGGCATGGCAGACGCTCGGCGAGGTCGCGATGGGCACCGTGCAGGCGGTGCTTGCGATCTGGTCTGGCATCGGCGAGGCGCTGATCGCGGTGTTTACCGGGGATTGGGCCAAGCTCGGGCAGATCGTGCGGGGCGCGCTCGACGTCATCCAGAAGTGGTTTCCGGGACTGTATGACGCCTTCACGGCCGTGTGGGACCGCATCACGGCGTGGCTGACCGAGAAGCTGCAGGCGCTCACCAGCATGCTACCGAGCTGGCTCACCGGCGGGGCGATCAACGTCAGCGCCACGGTGCCGCCGCCTGCTGGTGGCGCTGGCCAGGTGATCGCGGCAGGCAGCCCGCAGCGCCAGGAGGTGGGCGGCCGGATCCAGATCGAGGTGGTCGGTGCGCAGGCCAAGGTGACCGACATGCGCTCGAACAATCCCAACGTCCCGCTGGATGTGTTGGCGGGGCAATACGCCTTTTATTGAGCTTGCAATATTGAAAAAAGAATCCTTCGTTCAATACTGTCAAGGCTTTCAATAAGGGGGAATTTAAAGAGCGGAGGTGATCGGTGGGTAATGCGGTAAATAAGGGGTGGCGCTAAAGTTAAACTATGGCTCTCTTCTATCCCATCCATCGCGAACATAAGGGTTTTTTACGATAAAAGAATTCAGACCTTGCCCATCGGATGCCAGTTGCTTCATTTGAGCAATGTTGTCGGCGCCAGCACTTGCATTGCTGTAGCGATAGTTGCGGTATTTTCCGTTGAAGAACTGGACCCATATGTGATCGTCGCCGATCTTGTAGTAGGCAATGCCGGATTTTCCGCTAAGATTTTTGTACGGTTCCATCACGCCCCCTTCTCACGTGTTGCCAAGGCGGAAACTGCCTGGGCTTGCAGTATAGGGCGCTGTCACAACGTATCAATGCTCATTTGCACGTGTCGATTTGGTGGATTTTGTTTTAAGTGAAATCCCTTATTTGTTTCTGGCGCTAGCGAAAAAGATTGATGTGATGGTGCGGATCTCTGCCGAGATACCACAATTTAGTTATTGAACTACTTCAAACCGAGTTACGCCCGGCCACGCGCCGGGCGTTTTGCTTTCTGGAGCAGCCATGTCCTGGCGTGATGAATTGCGGCCGGCCTCGTTTCGCGGCGTGCCGTTCGAGACGCGTGGCGAGCACGGCCTGTCAGGCGGCCGTCGGCGCGCCACACACGAATACCCCCAGCGGGACGAGCCCTATGTCGAGGACATGGGCCGCAAGGCGCGCGAGCGCAAGATTACGGCCTTCGTGATCGGGTCGGACTACATGACCGGGCGCGATGCGCTCATCGAGGCGTTGGAGATGGCCGGCTCGGGCGAGCTCGTGCTGCCGTTCGCGGGGCGGCGCTCTGTCGTCGCCGGCGACTTCAGCATGATGGAAAGCACCGAGTACGGCGGCATGGCCGTCTTCACGCTGTCGTTCACGGAGGCCGGCCAGCAAGCCGAGCCCAATAGCGAGGTCGACGCCGACGGCCAACTGGCCCAGAGTCAGGAAACCGCGTTTTCCGACATCGCAGACGACTTCGCGAGCGGGTTCGACCTGTCTGGCCTGCCTGCGTGGTCGGTGGATGACATTCAGTCCACGGTCATGGATTTCCTGGGGTTGGATGCATTCAAGGCTCAGGCGTCGGACGCCCTGAGCATCAAGGGCCGACTCACCAGCCTGCTGCTGACGCCGCTGACGCTGGCGAACACGCTGATCGACCTGGTGCGAGGCGTGACCGACGTGCGGGGGATTTTCGATGTGCCGTACATCCCGGTCCGGTCTTGGCGTAGCCAAGCCGTTACGGCGGCAAGCGCGGCGGCGACGGTGGCGGCCGCGGCGACTGCGACGCGCGGTGTGGTCGTGCAACGGCAGGCTGCCGTGAACATGCTGATGCACCGCGCGGCGCTGGTGCAGGAGACGGCCTTGATCGCGGATCTCCCGACTCGGACCAGTGTCGAGGCGGCGCGCCGCCAACTGCTGGAGCACTTCGACGCGCATGATGCGACGCCCGGCCTGTTGCGGCCGTCGCCCGTGCTGGCGGAGTCGTTGCGAACCCTGCAGGTCGACGCGCTCGTCGCGCTGCGTCGCCAGGCCGCCGCCTTGCCTCAGTCCTACACGCTGCAGCTGCTGCAGGCGACGCCGGCCGTCGTGCTGGCCTATGACCTGTACCAAAATCTGCGTGCCGACGAAATCGTCCTGCGCAACGGCGTGCGGCATCCCGGCTTTGTGCCGGCGGGTGTTCCGCTGGAGGTATCGAGCCAATGACCGGCGACCGCAACAGGCTGTCGCTCAAGGTGGGCGGCCAAATTTTCAGCGGCTGGACGAGCGTACGGGTGCGCCACAGCATCGAGCAGATCGCGGGCACGTTCGATATCTCGTATACCGAGCGCTGGCCGGGCCAGACGCAGGGCTGGGTGATTCCGGCCGGCGAGTACTGCGAGGTACGGATCGGCGCGCACACCGTGATCAGCGGCTTTGTCGACAAGACGGCCGTCAGCTACGACGGCAACAGCCACGAGCTGCGTGTCACGGGCCGAGACCGCACCGGTGACCTGGTCGACTGCTCGGCGCCGTCGAAAGCGTTCTCCGGACTCACGTTCAAGCAACTGGCCGACGAACTGTGCAAGCCCTTCGGGATCACGGTCTACGACGAGACGGTCGATGAGAAGAAGTTGACTGTCTCGCAAAAGAAGATCGGCAAGAAGGGCACCAAGCCGCAGACCAAGCGCGTGAGTGCCGCCTTGCCCAAGGCCGCATGCCAAAACTCAGAGACCGTGTTCCGGACGTTGCAACGCCTCGCACGTAACGAGGGCGTGCTGTTGGTCTCGGATGCGGAGGGCGGCCTGCTGCTCACGCGCGCGGGCCGCGCGGGCCGGATCGGTGTGCCCCTGCAACTCGGCTCCAACATCCTGGCCGCCGAGTTCGAGCATTCGCAGGCGAACCTGTTCTCCGAGATCACCGTCAAGGGACAGGCGTCGACCCAGGATGCCGACGGCTCGGCCGGCAAGATGGAGAACTGGCTCAGTCCCAAGCACACCGTCACACGCGGCGGCGGTACGGGGGTGAAAACTGGTAACAGCCAGATCACCCGCTACCGGCCGCTGATCGTCGTCGCCGAGGCACAGGCCGACGCGCGGCGCGTCAAGCTGCGCGCCGAGTGGGAGGCCGGCAACCGCGAGGCCAAGTCGCGCACGTACAAGGCGACCGTGCAGGGCTGGTACCCCAGCGAGCAGGATCAGGACATCTGGCGCATCAACAGCATGGTCCGCGTGGTCGATGCCTGGGCGCGCCTCGACGAGGATTGGTTGCTGGCCTCGATCGATTTCACGCTCGACGAGGGCGGCACGCGGGCCATGCTGGAGCTCACCAGCCCGAAGGCCTTCGACGAGCTGCCCGAGCTGCCCCAGCCGCAGGCCGGTGTCGGCGGAAAAATGGAGAAGTGGTGATGCTCGAAATCATCGACAACATGCTAGCGCCGCTGCGGGCGCGGGTGGCGCTGATGGTTGCGCGCTGTGTGCTGACGGCCGTCAACGACGCCGCGGGCCTCCAGCGCGCCCAGGTGCGGGTGCTGGCGGACGACGATCACGACGACGTGGAGCGCTTCCAGCAATACGGCTTCACGGGCGTGCCGCAGGCCGGCGCGGAAGGGCTGTTCCTGGCCATCGGCGGCAACACCGATCACGGCGTGCTGATCGGGGTGGAGGACCGCCGGTACCGGCTCAAGGGGCTGCAGGGCGGTGAGGTCGCGCTCTATGACGACCAAGGGCTCAAAGTGCACCTCACGCGGGACGGCATTGTCGTCGACGGCGGCGGCCAGGATGTGCAGTTCGTCAACACGCCGACGGTGCGCATTCCGCAGGATCTGCTGGTCGGTCGCGACATCGTCGCCGGCCGCGATATCGCGGACTCGGGCGGCGGCAAGACCATGCGGGGCATGCGAGGCACCTACAACGGGCACAACCACCCCGAGAACAACGTGGCTGACGGCAATACCAATCAACCGAACCAATCGATGTAATGGATATCGAGCTTTTCTGGAACGCCGACGAGTGCCGTTGCGAGTGGCGGCAGCGCCCGGATGGCCAACTGGCTGTCGATCATGACCTGAAAACCGCCGCGCTGGTTTCGCTGTTCACCTGGCGCCGCGCCGAGGCGGGCGACCGGTTGCCGGATCCGAAGGGGCCGCGGCGCGGCTGGTGGGGTGACCTGCTGAGCGCCAAGCCGATCGGTTCGCGGTTGTGGCTGCTCTCGCGCGAGAAACAGACCGCCGAGGTGGTGCGGCTGGCCCAGGAATACGCGGAGGAGGCGCTGGCCTGGCTGGTCGAGGACGGCGTCTGCAAGAGCGTCGACGTGGTGAGCGAGATCGTGCGACCAGGCATGTTGGGGCTGCGGTGCCGCTTCACTCGGCCGGATGCTTCCCAGGTGGCATTCAAGTTCGATTTCGCCTGGCAAAACCTCTCAACGATGACGAGCTGACATGGCATTTCAACGTCCCGAATTGATGGATTTGCGCGATAGCGCCTACGCCGCGATCGAGGCGATCCCGGGCGCGGATGCGCGGATGCGGTTCGCGGTGCTCAACGCGTTGGCCGTGATGACGGCCGGCGCGGCGGACGGGCTCTACGGCTATCAGGAATGGATCAGCAAGCAGATCCTGCCGGACAAAGCGGAAAAGGAGTTTCTCGACCGGCATGCATCGCTGTGGCTCGAAGGCGGGCGCAAAGGCGCGGCGCCGGCGAGCGGCAACGTGATTGCGGCGGGCACAAACGGAAGGGTGGTGCCAGCGGGAACGGTGTTCATCCGGTCGGACGGTGTGCAGTACGCCTCAACAGCGGATGCGACGATCACGAACAACGTGGCGACCGTGCCGGTCCGGGCCACCACTGCGGGCCTGGCTACCAACGCCACGCTGGGGCAGAGCCTGTCGCTGATGACGCCGGTGCCCGGTGTGCAGAGCGTCGCGACGGTGGATGCAGACGGCTTGACTGGCGGGACCGACATCGAGGAGGACGATCCGTTGCGGGCTCGCCTGCTGGAGCGTCTACGGCAGCCGCCCGACGGCGGCGCGGCCTCGGACTATGTGCAGTGGGCGCTCTCGGTGTCCGGAGTCACGCGCGCATGGGTGGCGCCGCTGGAGCAGGGGGCGGGGACCGTGGTGGTGCGGTTCGTGCGCGATGGCGACTCGCCCATGATTCCCGACGACAACGAGGTCGCCGCGGTGCAGGCATACATCGACAGCGTCCGGCCGGTGACAGCGCAGGCGATTGTCGTGGCGCCGGTGGAGATGCCGGTCGTCTACCAGATCCAGCTGACGCCGAATACCGCAGCGGCGCGCACAGCCGTCGAGGCCGAGCTGCGCGACCTGCATCTGCGCGAGGCGATTCCGGGCGGGACGTTGCTGCTGTCGCGCATCAATGAGGCGATCAGCATCGCCGCCGGCGAGATCGATCACGTGCTGGCAGCGCCGACGGCCAACGTCGCGGCGCCGGTGGGCCAGCTTGCGACTTTCGGGGGCATCACATGGTTGTGACGGTTGCGAACTACCAGCGCCAGATGCTGCGCCTCTTGCCTGAGGGACCGGCCTGGCCGCAGGAGGAGGGCGACCTGGCTGCCCGGGTGGTCGGCGCGCTGGCCTCCAGCTATCTGGCCGCACACGCCAGCGCCGAGCAGCTGCATGAGGAGGCGGATCCGCGAACCGCGGCGGCGCTGCTCGATGACTGGGAACGGAACTACGGTCTGCCGGATGAGTGTCTGCTGCCGACCACGTCGGTGGCGGACCGCCGCGCACGGCTGACACAGCGGGTCGTGTGGCGGGGCGGGCAGTCTCGCAGTTTCTTTATCGGCTTGCTGGGCGCGCTGGGCTACCCCGGCTGCACGATCACCGAATTCCGGCCGATGCAGGCCGGCAGCAAATGCAACGCTCCGCTCAACCAGGGAGGCTGGCGGCATGCGTGGCGGGTGAATGTGCCGATCGCGGCAGACGTGCGAACCATGAAGGCCAACAGCCGATGCAACGAGCCGTTGGCGAGCTGGGGCGATCCCGGCTTGCAGTGCATGCTGGCGCGCCACAAGCCAGCGCAAACCATTCTCTATATTTCCTACGGAGTCAGCGCATGAGGCGTATTTCTACGTCCACCAAAGTGGTCGACAAGTTCGGCACGGGCAAACACGGGTTCACCAACGGCAACGCGGTCGGCGGCGTCGCCTCGACCGACCTGGAGGATGTTTGGTTTGACCACGTGCAGGAGGAGATCGCCAATGTGATCGAAGGCAGCGGTGCCGCGTTGGACTCGAGCAATCGTGCCCAACTGCTCGCTGCGATTCAGTCCCTGCAGTCGGCGCTGGTGCAGGCGACCGCAGGATCCGCGGGGGCGACCTCGTTTCGCAACAAGCTGCTCAACAGCGCTGCGCAGGTGGCCATCCAGACGACATCGCCAACGCTGTCCACCTCGCCGCAATACGGCCCGGTCGAAATGGTCGCGGGGTGGGCTTCGGGCGGCGCGATTACGGCAGGGACGCTCACGCAGGATACGGCCGCGCCCGTGGGGCGCTCGGGCAAGGCGGTCCGATTTCAGAGCTGCACGCTCACGGGCGCCGGGCAACTGTCCTGGCGCTACCGGATGGAAGCGGGCGACGCGGTGAACCTGAAAAATCAGACCGTGACGTTCCAGATCAAGGTCCGGCACAACGTTGGTTCAGCGATCAACTACACGATGGTGCTGAGGACGCCCACGGCCGCCGACAACTTCGCGTCGGTCAACGTGATCAGCAGCAAAACGGTGGCGGTGGCTTCCGGCACCTCGCAACAGCTGATGTTCACGGTGGCGCTGGGCGATTGCTCGAACGGCCTGGAGATGAGTGTCGACGCTGCCTGCGGCGCCATCACGACCAAGGATTTTTGGTACGCCGAGTGGGGTCTCGAGGAGGGGGCGACGGCCACCCAGGTCGAGTTCCGGCCCATGCAAATCGAACTGGCGGCGTGTCAGCGCTACTACCAGACCGATACGTTCCACTGCGGTGGGTCTCCGTTGGCTAGTGGTGCTGGCAGCACCACGATCACTGCGAATACGACGGGTCTGCAGGGCACCAAGACCCTGCCGGTTCAAATGCGTGCCACGCCGACATTGACGTTCAAGGATCTGGTTGGCAATGCCGGAATGTACACCGTCTACAACGGCACGCAGGTCCACAATCAGGGCACGTCGAGCGGAGGGCTTAGCGCGAGTGCGACGGCCCTGGATATGGACGCTCTGTGGCCGGCCTATGGCGCCACGTGGTGCCGTGTGAATTACGCTTTGACTGCGAGGTTGTAAATCATGGAATACCAGCTCGGCAGTAACGATACCGTGGTCCGGCTCGATGACAACGCGATCATCCCGGCGGATCCGGACAACGCTGATTACCGGGAGTATCTGGCCTGGGTCGAGGCGGGCAATACGGCCATGCCGCGATCGTCGCAGACGTCGGCTGATGCGAAGTCGGCCCAGCTGGCTATCGTGGAGACGGCCTATCGGGCAGCGGCGCAGCAGCCCGTGAGCTACATGCAAACGATGTTTCAGGCCGATGTTGCCAGCCAGGCCGGCGTTGCCAAGGCATTGGTGGCCGGCCCGCCGCTCCCGCCGGATTTCTTTTGGCTGGACGCCGCCAACAGGCGGGTGCCGATGACGTTCGTTCAGCTGCAGGGACTTGCCGGCGCGATGCTCGCGCAGCGGCAGGCCGCATTTGCCAAGAAGACGACCCTCAAAGAGCGGATCCGGAACGCGGAAGCGGATGAGGACGTCCAGGCGGTTACCTGGGACTGATCCCGAGCTGCGAGGCTCGGTGCTGACCGGCGGTTGCCGGTGCAGACATATTGAACCGATGGCCGCATTCGCGGCGTTTTTTTTGCCCGCCACGCGCGGGCTTTTTCATTTCCGGGAGTAGTCCTATGCCATTTACCGATCCCGCCAGGCTTGGCGGGCGGAATGTTGCCGCGTATCTGGACATGCTGGCGTACAGCGAGGCCACCGACAACGGCCGCCAGCCGACGCGCGATCGCGGTTACGACGTGCTGGTGGGCGGTGGCCTGTTCGTGAGCTATGCCGACCATCCACGCATCCTCATCGATCTGCCGCGCCTGGGCATCAGGTCGACCGCGGCGGGCCGGTATCAGCTGCTTGCGCGCTACTACGACCCGTACCGCCGGCAACTGCAGTTGGTTGATTTCGGTCCGGCCGCCCAGGATGCGATCGCGGTCCAGCAGATCCGCGAGCGTGGTGCCCTGGCCGACATTCAGGCTGGCCGGCTGGCCGTGGCGATCGCCAAATGCAAAAACATCTGGGCGAGCCTGCCCGGCGCCGGCTACGGTCAGCACGAACAGAAATTCGAGACGCTCCGCGCGCACTACCTGCGCTGCGGCGGCCAGGAGGTGAAGGGTTGATGACTGAATCCGAAATGGTGGTTGCCGCGCGGGTGGGCGGTGCGGCCGCGTTGGGCTCGGTGATCGCGCTGCGGTTCCTGCCGGGCACCTGGTGGCAGCGCATGCTGTCGTTCGTGAGCAGCCTGGGCATCGGCTGCCTCGCCGGCGGCGCGGCCGTCGAGCGGTTCCTGCTGGTGCCCGGCTCGTACACCCACATGCTCGCGGTGGCCTCGGCCGCCGTTTTTGGCCTGGCCATCGTCAACAACGCCATGCAGCAGATCCCGGAAATCCTGACCGATCTGCGCCGGCGGTTCCTGGCCAAGGAGTGACCATGCTGCTCACATCCATCAACCAGATGGCCAACGCCATCATTTTCGTAGGCTCGCTGTGGGCGGTGCTCACGTACCAGGTGCCGACGCGCACGGGCGGTGCGGTGGTGCTGGCGCTGGTCAATTTCGCGTCGCTGGGCAACCTGGTGATCCCGGGGACGTGCCACAGCGCGCCCGAGGTGGCACTGAATGTCGCCGTAGCTATCGGTGCCCTGTGGGCGTTCTGGCGGCTGGAGTTGCGCCGCCGTTTTCCAGGCGAGGGCGGGCATGAGCCTTCTTGATCCGCGTTTTCTGCTGGCGGCGTTGCTGGTGGTGCTGGCCGCCTACGGGGCGGGCTACAGCAAGGGGGGGCGCGACAGCACTGCAGAGCAGAAGCGGGCCGAAGACAACTGGCGGGACAGCGTCGAGGCTGCGACCGAGCTTTACCTGCGGGCCCGCGACCAGAGGGACGCCAACTACCGAACCATCACCAAGCTTGTGGAGGCCGCCAAAAATGCGACACCTGATATTCCTGATTGCCGCACTGGTGACGACTGGATGCGCATCTACCGTGACAACGCCGCGATTGCCAACGGCACAGCCGTGCCCGCCGATTCTGGAGGCGCCGGAAGGGCCGACGCTCGCTGACCTGCGGCAGTTCGCGCTGGATCTGCAGCGCCAGGGCGGCGAGTGCCGGGGCCGACATCAGGCGCTTATCGATGCCAATGGCGGCGTGCGCTGAAGGGGGCGATCAGCATCACCAGATTGGCCCACGGCACCGCCCGGGGCATCTCATCCAGGGAATTGCTCCTGTATTTGCGCCATTGTGCGCTATGCGGCACAATGGCGCAAGACTACATCCTGGGGGAATCATGGTTAGGCGGTTGCGCTCGCTCGTGCGAGCGTTTGTTGTTTTAGCAGGACTTTTTGGGGTCACGACGGCCTTCTGTCAGACGTGCCCGGCAGGACATACGTGTACTCCGACAATAAAAGAATATGGCCAGGGCGATCCTCACCCATGGTTTTCAGACCCAAGCCCGGCTTGTGCGTTAGCACTCAACGGCGTTTCCGCCATCATTCCGGTTCCTAACGGGGAAGGGCGGTCTCAAGAGTCAAGTGCAACGTTTAGCCAATCCAGCGATTTCCAATTCCTTGGCCATTGCTTCCTCGGGTGTATCCCAGCCAAGGGTCTGACGAGGCCGGCCGTTGAGCAAT